TAGCTGCGTTGTCCGCACCTCCTGAAGCAAATGCGCCATCACCAGTGTGGTTGTGGCTTACAGTTGGAGAACCTGGATAGTTCTTTACGATATCTTCTGACATATTGTTCACCTCCTAGTGATTTTTATGTTAGTTATATAGGTCGGATGATTTGAGGAAACGTCCGCCCCATAGGGATTTGTGAACCATTACTGGTTCCTGCACGATCTCGCCAAGATCGCCAGACTTGCGGAAAGCGGTGTCCAGTTCAACTGCGTCCACTCTCTTTCCAATTTCATTAAAGGTTCCCTTGATCTGATTTACATCAGTCGTTGTGGCATCAAGAGATTTCTTCAAATCAGCAACTTCTTCACTAAGTGATTTCAATGTTGCTGCTAGATCGCCAAAGGCATTAGTAACAGAGTCCTTGAGTTCTGTAACTGCAGCTGCAATTACTTCGTCAGACTTTTCAGCAATTTCTGCTTCTGGATTCTGTACATCATCTTCTGTTGAAGATGTAGCACTATCAGCAACCACATCAGACTTCTCAGCTTCAACTGCAGGAGCTTCTTCAGCTACTACTGTTTCAACTGGAGCTTCTGCTTCTGTTGCTGGCTGTGCCTCTGGAGCGACCTCAACTGATTCAACTACTGCTTCTACTGCTGGTGCTTCAACTGCAACTTCTGCAACTGGAGCATCAACAACTGCTGTTGTTTCTTCTGTCATAGGACTTACCTCCTTTGTAATCTTAGATGTATTAATGCCTTTAGCACTATCAACTAAGAACTTTATCATTGTGGTTTTTTCTGAATCATTCTTTTCTACAAAACCAATGTTTTTCATTTCATTGCCAGATACTGGGCTGATATGTGATTCATCTTCTGAAGTAAGAACAAGACCATTTTCTTCATCATAGAAAACATTCTCAATGATGGTATCAATTCCATCACCCTTAATTGTGTCTACGCCATCAACCTTTTCAACTGACATAATGCTTGCAAACTGATTTGCTGGTGAATCTACAAGACTCAACTCAACAAGATCATAATCCTTAATAATTCTAATCTGTGCTTCTGACTTCTCATCATAAGCATCGTCCCATTTATTCATTCTACCGCCAATTGAAAAACCTGTGTAAGTTCCATCTAGAACTTTCTCCCAGGCATCCTGTGCACCCTTAGAAATGTATGTAGAAACATAAACGCCCTTATAAAATTTCTTTGATTCTGGATCAAAATATTTTTCTTCTTTAAAGTTGATCATCTTGCCAACAGCAATTGGCTGATGCATTTCACGAATGTTTCCACGGAACTTTGCAAATGCTGCCATTGAAGCTTCTGTGGTTACAATATCGTTTTGCTTATCAAGATTATCCAAAGAAGCAAAGCCAGATACAATTCTGCGCTCTTGGTCTACTTTTGCAAAGGGCATTGATAAGCGAACTTTGTCGCCATCAGTACTCCAATGTGCTTTATTTATGTTCATATCAATCCAATTATACCAAACGTTTATACGTATTTTCTTACTTATTGAGACGATCTTCCAGAACCCTTTGGATTCCGTCCACTAATTGTAGCAGAGTTATCAGAAGAATTGTTGGTTCTTTCTGTATCTCTAGTTTTATTGCCCTTGCCGTTCTCGTCAGCAGCCTGTCTAGCACTGAGTTCAAGAGGTACATCTCCATGCTCTGCCTGTGGAAGGTTTAGGATTTCACGGGCTTCGTTAGGAAGCATGATCTGGCTCTTGACGTACTTCTCAAGAATCTGTGCCTGAGCAATCTCGTCTGTAAGGGTAAGTTCGTTGAATCTAAATTCAATAACATCTGTCTGCTCTTTAATAATCTTGCTTATTACTTTCTCAAGATACTCTTGTTCTGGACGAGCAAACTGCTCTTTAAAGGTACGGTCTTGAGCCAAGGCTGCTGCGATTGAGCCTGAATCTGAGCCACCAAGCTTTGACATTGGAACCTGGTGAGCAACCAAAATATCATCACGGTTTTGCTTACGGTACTCCTTAAATGAGCCTTCCTGAATTCCGTTTTCAACAGCTTCCATCTTGAACTCAACCTTAGAATGATCGTTGTCCCCAGGAAGTGGGATGTAGAGTGTTCTGTGTGACTGGGACTTGAGTCCTGTCTGCAAGAATCTAAACATCTTGTCTTCTGCATCTGCAGAAAGTTTTGCACCCTTTAGAGTTACGACATATCTTGGTACTGCTTTGTTTTCAAAATAATCAATGTTGTACTGAACAGCAAGTTGATCACCAATAAGCGATGGTAATGCTGCTACTACGTCAGGTACTCCGTAATATGTGTTAAGAGGAGAGTATGACTTAATGTGAATAATCTCATTTGGACGATTATCTCCAGTTAGGGGGTTTGGATTCTTTGCCCCAAAATTTCTAAAGTAAACAACCTTTGGACCAATGATTTGAACAAAGCCATCACGAATGCGACGAACACGCATTGTTGCTGAAGGAATGTGACCAAGGTATCCAATTTCTCCAGACACTGTTCTTCCAACTTCAAGGTATCCGTTACCAGTTGCTTGAACATCTGTGTAAACCTTTTCCATTGTCTTTGTAAAAGAGTCATCATCGTTAAGTGATTCAAGCCAACTTCTTAAGTTTAGTTTTCCTCTTTCAATTCTTGAACGAGCTCTTTTTACTGCTTCTGCATCATCTTTGTTTTCAAGACTTAGCATTGTTCCGTCTGAAACCTCAAAGCGATAACCAAGACCAACAACGTTTGCTACCTTTGCATCAATCGCTGCATGGTTTGCAAACGAGGTGTCATAGAAGTTTGCCAATTCATAAATATTATATGGAGGAGTAATAACATCAAATAGCCCATAGCCATTGCGATATACAAGGCCAGGATTAATTGCTTTAGAGCCAGTGTCATCTAGTCCTTTTGGGTCTGCACTTGCAGATGCAAGATATTGAGGACTTAGCAAGTTCATGTTTGCGTTTGTCGCTAAGTATCCATCATTTGTCATCGCCTTATTTACTTGACGAGTTGTTTTTCTTTTAAAGTTTTCAGCAATACCGCTGTAAGTTTTTAATTCATCCCAAGACTTATTAAACGGGTCCTGTGCTTTAAATTGATTTTCTGGTTCAGCCTGTGTGTTTAGTGCTGCCTGAATTGTCTCATATCCGTACTCACTCATCAAATGCATCCTTACCTGAAACATTAAGTGTCTGCTGTGCAGCATGCCATGCACCAAGATCGTTCATAGATGGAATAAGGCCAGACTTCATACGATCTAGCTGCTCTGAATGTTCTTCTTCAGAAATTCTTGTAAGCCCTGGAACAAAAACCGCTTCTCCATCCCCTGGATCTCCATAGTGGATAGCTGCCTGCTTAAGCTCAGCAATCTTATTAAGGTCATTTCTGACTGACTCAATGTTTAAAACATTTCCTTCTCCGTCAGTAAACCACTTGCCATTAGATTTTTTGTAAACGTAAAGCCCCCAGTTATATTTCTTTTCAATAACCTGTCTGCGTACGTTCTTAACAATAGATTCGCCAGTTCTTGGGTCTTTTAGTGTATTCATGTCCATGCTCATTACACAAGTATAGCACATTTGATTGTATAATGCACTGAGCCCTACCAGATTTTGTCCAGTAGGGCCCAATTGTGTACAGTCTTGGTTAGTACAACTTAATCTCACAAGCATCTGTTGAACAGTATTGCTCACCCTCTGCTTCAAGATTTTCAATGCCATCATAAATAGCAGACCAGTCAATCTTGCCAATCTTTCCTACATATGAGTTATATTCTTCACGTGTGATTTCTGTATATGGCTGCTGAGGATATGTCTTATTTCCCATTGGAAGGAATGAAACTGCCTTTAGCTGGCCCTCGTACATATTTAGTGCTGGAGCAACAAACTTCTTCTCTTCATCCTTGTCAAATGAAAGTGTTACAGAAACACCATTATCTGACCAGTACTTCTGAGCAGTTGCTGCAAGGCCTATCTTCTCAAATAGGCTAACCTGCTTCTCAGAACGCTTATGTCCTGATGCCACTGGGAAGTATACTACTGATGTATTAGCTGATACTAAGTCTGCCTCAACCTTGTATCCCGCTGCTTTGAATAAATGAAGCATTGGATCTTGCTCACCAAAACGAATAGCACGAAGGTAGAATTCTCCACCAGGTCCCCAGTGAACTCCAGGAGTTGCACCAGAAAGTAGGGAAACAGATCCTGAAGGCTTAACTGTTGTTACACGAACTGATTCACGAACACAGAGCCACTCTGAATATTGATGGTCGTACTTACGAATTGTGCTGTATCCTTCATCCATCCACTCACGAGTTGTTGGAAGACCATGCTCGTCAGCAAATGCAGCGATACCTGTAAGAGAGGTTCCGATACGACGGTTTCTCTGCATAATACCGTTTGTAACTGGCCAGTGTGTTGGCATAAGAGTTACAGTCTTTCCATAAAGATAAGCAAACTTTAATGTCTTAAGGAAATCTTCTTTTGACTCATGGCGATTAAGGTGAACTTCTACAAGAGTACAAAGCTCATAGGACTCAAGTGGCTGTTCTGCACATGGATTAAAGCCCATGATACGAGTGTCTTTGTAATCTGGAGCATCTGCAAGACGACCATAGTTGCGAGCAACATCAAGCCAGATAAAACCTGGTTCTCCATTGTCTGCAATTAAATCTACATAATCTTCATACTTAGTTCCAACTTCAGCAGCAATTGAGTTATTACTCATCCATGCCCAACCTGGCTTTTCTGGATCATAGGAGTTACGCTCTGGGAATACTTCTGGGTTCTTAAGATTAATAAAACCATCGTCTTCTGGAGTGCCCAAAGCAAGTGTTGCAGAACGACGAACATTTCCAGAAACAACACATGTTCCAATAAGGTTAATAATATCTACAATTGCACGGCTATCAAGCATTTCTCCTGCTCTAGATCCAATAACATTGCGAATGCGTGTATGTAGATCAATAAGTGGTGCTGGACCGCTAGCGACCCCTCCAAAGCCCTTAATAGGGGCTCCTAGAGGACGGATAAGGTCATAGTTAAATTCCTGAATAGACTGATTCTGACGAAGGAATGAATTAATTAAAAGACGAACTGATTCAACCCATCCTTCACGAGTATCAGGAACATCATAGATATTTACTGGCTCTGTTGGAGCATAGATAGGCATCTGCTTATCTTGTCCAAGAGTGTCAAAGCCAACACCAATTCCAAGCATAAGTGCATCCATTACCCAAGCAAATAGTGCTCCTGGATCGTTGCGATCAATATCTCTTGTTGAGACCATTGCACAGTTTTGAAGGGAAGCAGAGTTGCGCTTCTCCATAGTCATTGGAGTTCCGAATGCCCAGAGGCCACGGCCTGGTGGAGTCCACTTCAATTCAAACATTCTTTGAAATGCTTCTTGGGCAGACTTCTGTGCCTTGTTATCGTTCCATGGGAGACGGTTATCTTTGGCATGGTTCTTCTGTACTGAGTACATGCCCTCAATTACACGACGGCATACTTCATGCCAGCGTTCCTTGGTTCCGTCTTCCTTAACACGGGAATAGGTACGGATAAATGTAATCTCTCCCAATGAGTTAGAACCAGCATCTGAGAACCCAAATGGTGCTGCAATCGTTGAATATTTATTTACAAAATCTTCTGACAAACGGAAGGAAAATACGCTTTCTGACATTTATATACCTTTCAAAGTAAAATTAGTTGAGTACTTCGTGTTTTCCGAAGTAGTCCTTAAGTATAGCACTGTTCTTAAACAAAAACAAGCGTAAACAAAAAGGCTACACCTTAACTTTAGGCATAGCACTTTTCCTTTTACAGAGTAGTCTCAAATATTAAGACTTTGGCAGTCCATCATCAACAATACCTTCTGTTAGGCTTGTTGTTACCTGCTCCCATTTGTGTAGTGGGCAGCTTGCATTTGGAAGCTTTGTTTTAAGGTTCATTATGCACCCACACTCTTTGCACTGATGAGTTGCAGAAATATACTTTGGACAAGCCTTACAGATATCTAATCTTTTTTCTGCGATCTCTGTTTCAACTCTTCCAATGCTTTTATTAAGAAGGTCCCACGGCCTTGCTGTTCTGTTTTTTTCACTCACTTGGCTTATCCTTTATTCTTTTTTGATGGTTTCTATATGGCTTCTGGTTAAGGTGCAGCCCTTTAAAATATCTACGCCCAGAGTCATTGACTCTTCCAATGTCTCCGCCATCTCTTTGGTGTGTTCTTCTTTCCCAGTGGAGACCGTCAACATGATATTTTTCATTTTCTAGTAGCTCTTGTGAGAACAGCTTTTTAGCTGGTACAAGATCAAAGTTCTCTACATAAAATCTTGGAATTGTAATAAAGCCAGAAAGCCAATCACCCTTTTTTATCTTGATAACTTTGTTTGGGGTTGTTACCCTTATGTTAAATGTAAAAGATCTTCTAAGGTTGTCTGCCTCAACTACCCCATTCATAAAATGTAAACCATCTATATAGTGATTTGGCGGTTGAGTTACAAGGATATTTACGTTAGGAGGAGTCTTAAGTATAAACTTGTTTTCAACGCTTAAAATTCCATGGTTAAAGTTATTAAGGTAAGACTGTATAGACTCCATGTTATTAAAACCCTCGGACTTAACTTCTACAGGATTATCTGTACCGTCCCAAAATAGCTCAATATCATGAACTGCCTTAACAACAAATCCATACTGATTTGCAATAGTTAGTGGTAGGCACATAGAAAATGCTACATGATTAAACCAATCACGATTCTGTGCACCAACCAAGCTTTCAATAACTTCAGAAATATCATAGCCCTGATCAGAGTAGTTATACCAAGCAATTGTGTTATCTGGAACTTCATATCCTTTATCGTTAATATAGACTCTTTTATCCACATCAACAAACTTATTTCTTAACGACTCTTTATACTGTTCCCACAACGAATTCTTGCTCATTAGCTATACTGCTTTCTTTTCCAAAAGCCCTTCTTGTACTTAGAGAATGGAGGATCTGACCACTTCCAAAATTCTTTATAAGCATAAGATTCTTCTTCATTACCAAAGTCAGACTTCCAATCATCTCTTTTCATTGGAATTGCCTGAATGATAGGAGTTCCTGCAGGAATTAATCCGTGGAAGCCTTTCTTAATAAAAAATGGGAACTGAACAGACAAAGGAAATTCATCAGTATCAACAACTGCACTTAAAGATGTGAATGGTAAATCTCCACGATTTAGAGGATGAATAAACAGTGTACTATATCCTTTTGGTGTTTGCAAGAAAAACTTATTGATCCACTTATATGGGTGTGGTTCAACGTTTTCATCATACTGCCACCCCTCAAGCTGAAAGTCTGCGTGAAATGTAACTACTTCAGAAACACCGTTATCAACAAAACGCTTAGTCTTGCTATCATAAAAAATATCAGCAGAAGTTTTAAAAACATATCCAGTAGTTAAAGCATCCAAAACTGGAACGCATTTCTTTATTGTCATATTGTTGTTAAGAATTGGATCAATGTCCTTAAACCATTGAGGAATATTTTTAACTGCTGGCTCTGGCTTTACCCAGTCAATGCTTACATCTTCTGATCTAAATGTTATTTTCTTCATTTGCCTTCACAAACTCACCCTTCTCAGGATTATACTTTGTTCCAATCCCTGGCTTTTCTTCTAGGTCTGTGATGTTTACAAATACTGGATCGCTTAAAAGCATAGCAGCCATCTTTGCTTCAGTACGAATAATATCTTGAATCTCATCATCAAGAACAATTGCAACACTATAAATAGTCACATCTGAATGCATAGTTTTAGGCTCATTAAATGTATCCTTTACAGGACTATGCTTGTGAATCTTAGCTTTCTTTTTAAACATTACTTAAACTCTTTTCTTGTCCAAAGTTTTTTCTTGTAGCTTCCCTCTTTTGTTCTAAGAGTTTTGCTAATTTTTTCACGTCTATCGTCATTAAATATTCCACCACGCTCAACAAACATTGTCCACTTATCTCTCTTAAAAGGATAAATCTGAGCAAACGGTGTACCTGCTGGAATAACTCCTTCAAAGTCACTCTTCAAGAAGAATGGAATGTTTCCTCCAAGAGTAAACTTGTCACTATCCATAATAGCACTAAGTGTCATAAAAGGCAAGTCATGTCTATTAAATGGATGAGTAACAAATGTGCTATATCCCCTTGGTGTTTGCCATGACCAATATGTATACCATGTAAAACCAGTCTTATCAAATCCTGGTGGTCTTGGTATTGTTGGGCCAAGCTGTGGAGGTCTTTGACCAACAAAAGGCATTACATCTGACTCCTGTATGTCTGGAGCATTAAACCTAATTGATTTTTCTCCATTTTCAGTTTTTGTTACATAAATATCAAATGGAGTAAGCAGAGTATACCCAGTCATCATAATTTCCATAAAAGGAATACATGCTTTCATTCCAGCATTATCTTCATGTTCGCTGTGTCTTGGATGCAAAGGAGAATCAAATGTTAGCTCTCCATCTTTCCACCATTGAGGAAGCTCAGTTTTTACTGGGCGTGGGGTCGTTTCTTCTATAACCTTTGACCAAGGAATAAATTTTATAAACTTCATTTTTTATGCTCTTGCTTCTTCAATGGTCATACCAGGAATTGCTGATGGCTTGCACCTAACAATTTCTGGATTTAGATCATACAAGCTTCCAAGAATATCATCTACCGTAAGGGTTATCTGAACTACACCGTCAATGCACAAAGCAAAAACATTTGCATCTGGATTAATTTCGTACTGAATATCTTCTTTTGCTGTTACAATTTCCCACTTTTTTGTCATCTTACTCTCTCTTTTTATTGTATTGTAATTCCGTCCGCTGATAGAGATTGGTTATAAGCACTATCTGATGCAATTATACCATAATTGGTCACAATCGTAACTCCAGTGGCATTATGAACTAAATCTCCGCCAATCTGGGTTACTGCTGAAGTATCCGAAAATGCTTTTGCTGTTACAGTAGCAGTGCCAGCACTCTTATTTGAGTTAGAGACAACTACCTTTAGTGCTCTAATTGGACTAAAAGAACTTAGCGAGTCAAGTGTCACAGATGCTATTTCTGTTAGTGTACTTGATGCATACTTGTACAACTTAAGGTATCTAGGGTATGTGTTTGCATATGATGCACAGCTACCGCCAGTTCCAACGCATGGGTTTGTGTATCCACATGGGTTATAAGGATTTGTAGCTCCGCATGGGTTATAAGGGTTTGTTGATGCACATGGATTATACGGGTTTGTGTATGCACATGGGTTGTATGGATTGTAATATCCGCCTGAGCAGCAAGAGTTATAATAAGAATAGCTGTAAGGTGGGTTTGTGTAGCTGTAGGTATATCCATACTTGCAATAACCACCTGGGTTATACATTGAACAGGTGTAAGATGATGCAGGGTTTCCAGACACTGGAACTGTTGTTGAGCATCCAGAACAAGGAACCGAGTTTCCTCCAGAGCCTACGCAGTTACCGCTTTGACCATTGCAATTTCCACCAGTACCAATGCATCCGCCTCCAGTGCCTACGCAACTACCTCCAGCACCGCATGGGTTATATGGGTTATAGGAAGTACAAGATCCACAGCCAGAGCATGTTTCTTGCTTTGAAACAACAGACCACCATGTGCCAGAATCTGAAACCCATAGTGCTGCTCCAGTACCCACTCCAGGATTTTCCATAGTAATAGAAACATTCTGGTTTGTCATCTGAACAGTTCTAATTGGGTATGTAGTCTCTGAAGTTGTTACAGATCCGCTTGATGCAGACCATGAGCCTCTGACAGACTTCCATCCTGATTTAAATCCAGAGCCAAAACTATCAGAAAAGGATGTAAAAGATTTTAATCTAGATACTACTACTTTGACTTTCTTGGCTTTTTTTGGCATTATCCTACTGTATCTCCCACTAGTATCCATGAGTTAGCTGCAATTTTTTCCAAAACAACTTCACTGTAGCGAACACGAGTCTTGAATTGATCATCTGTTGCAACCACTGTTGTTGTTGCTGGTGTGGCTGCTGCGAATGTAATTTGTCCAGTTCCCATTTGACGAATATTGACATATGAGCCAATTGGCCAGTCATCCGAAGCATCTGTTGGGATACTTACTGTTACAGAAGAGCTGCTTGTGCAATGAATTGTATTAAACATGTGTGAGGCTTTTGATACAGTTAATGTTGTACCACTTTCTGACACATAAGAAACCTTATTATCTTCTTGAACATATTCTGTTGTTGCAATCTGAGTTGTACTTGTTCCATATGCAGCTGTTGGAGCTGTTGGAGTTCCTGTAAGGGCTGCACTTCCCTCAAGAGTTCCCACCTTAAGTGTGTCGTATACAGCATCTGTAAAATCAATCACATCTGAAGGCTCTGTAGTTACTCCTGAAAATAGCTTCCACTTTCCATCTGTAGCATCACGAACAATACCTGTATGCTGATATGTACCATTGTCAAAATGTCCAACAAAACCAAGATCATTTAGGTTTGCTGTATTTCCTGTTCCAATATAGATAAGTGGGTCTGTAATTTCAAGGTTTGTTGCAGAAACTGAAGTTGTTGTTCCGCTAACTGTTAAATCTCCAGAGATAATAACATCTGTTGCATTCAATGTTCCTGTAAATGTTGGATTAGCAAGTGGTGACTTAGCATCAATCTGATCTTGAATACTTGAAGTTACTCCGTTAAGATATCCAACCTCTGTATTTGAAACACCTGAAACAATTTCTTGATATGTTGAAGATGCTGCAGACATTGAAAGCTTTTCGTCAAGCTGATCCTGAATCTTTGATGTAACACCATCAAGGTATCCAATTTCTGTGTCTGAAACGCCTGACACCTTGTCCTGCTTATTTGCAATTCCTGATGTTGTAAGGACTTCATTTCCCGATGCTGCAGAACCAATATAAACCTCTGTAGCTGCATCAAGGATAATGTTGGCATCTGCCGAAATTGTAAAATCTCCTGTACCGTCTAAAGTCAATCCAGAAGAAATTGTTGGATTATCTAGGGTTCCAACATCAAACTGTGATGTTGTAACGTTCCAGTCAAGACCTACTCCAGCAAGGGTAGACTGATCAACAGCTGAGTTTGACACTGCATTGTCTACATAAGCCTGGGTTGCAAGATCTGCTGTATTTTCAATACCATGCACATTTGTAGTATCTGATGCATGAGAAGATAGATCTGTTGAAAGAGATACATCTGTTCCGCTTACTCTTAGAGAAGGAACGTCAATTGTTCCACCTGTTATGTCTGCACCGCTAATAGTTGCATCATTAATAGTTGGTGTTAAAAGTGTTTTATTTTGTAGTGACTCTGTGCCTGAAATTGTGGCAAGATTAGCATCAGTAATTGATGTGTTAAGTTCAGCAAGTGTAGCTGTTATTGAGTTTTCAGCAAAATTAATGCCTTTGTTCTTAAATGTTTGAGGATCTTCTAGGGTGGCAACTGTATCATCAATTGCCAAAACCCCAGGAGCTGTCTCCCAAAGTCCTGTTCCAGCCTCAGTAGCACCAGCAACATCTGCAAAGTAAGCAAGGTCTACCCAGTGATTTACTCCGTCGCCAATCTTAAATTTGTTGGTATCTGACTCAAAACCAATTTCTCCAGCTGCAAGGATTGGGCCTTGGCCCTCATTAAGAGAGAGCCACTGTGTTGCGGTTCCTCTTCTCTGTTGCATTCTTGTTGACATTTATCTATTCCTCCAGGGTTGGTTATATTATATCAGATTAATTATACGGGTCAGTCGGTATCCCGCCGTCAAACACCATATCTGGGTTTGTAACGCTGTAGTACTCTCCATCAATCAGTGTAACCTGAAGTGTGTCGTAGTAACCAGCATCCTGGAAAACAGTAGTGATAAGACCATTGCCACCAATTGCTGTATCGTGAATGTGCTGCTGTATATTTTTTGTATCCTCAAAGGTAGCAATCATGATCCATGACTCTGTATCCGATGAGTAAATTGAAAGGTGGCCATTAGATGTATTAAAATACATTTGGCCGTCTACTGGGCTGGTAGGTTCTTCAACTAATGTTTGAACTACTACACTTCCAGTGTGATTATCTACGTACTCTTTTGTTGCTGCGTGTGCATTTTCTGTAGGTGTTCCTATTACTACTGGACCACCAAAAGATCCACCAAGGGCAACGACTAACCCATTCTTTACTTTAAAATCTTTGTCAATCGTTGCCACTTAGTGTCTCCTTTTACCTAATTAGTCTGCCCAAGAGAGCATTGTTGCTGCTGCAATGATTTCGCATCCGCTTACTGCTGTTGTTGCAGTTAGTGAATAGAGATTTGAGCCTGCGTCAAATGTTGCTGAGAATGATGCAAGTGGGTTTGTTGATGTATGAACATTTCCATACTCAGTCATTGCAACATTATCATTTCCATCAACTGTCATAAGAATTTCTGTGATTTGTGAGTGCTTAACTCCGCCATCCCATCCAACTACACGAACAAGATACTTTACTGATTCGTATGGGTATCCGAATGTATGAACATTGACAGTTGAAGCAGAAGAAACAGATTGCTGTGTTGCTTCTTCCTTACGATAATTGCTAATTTCAACTGCAACTGGATGGATTGTTTGGTTTGTGATATGCTCATGAACATTTTCATATGATGCGTACTTATTTAATGAACCTTCTGTAAGATCATCAGTTGTAGAATCATCTACACCGTTTTCTGCGGTAACAATAAGTCCACCAGAACCATCATCTGCAAATGTAATATTTGACACAGATGCTGATGTTAAAAGACTAAGTGCTGAAGACTTAGCACGAGCATCTGTGAAGTAGAGCGGGCCAGCTGGAAAATATTCTTCAATATCAGCTGTTGTAAGATTGCCAATTGCTGTATCTGTATATGAATTAGCGTTTGACTCTGCTGTTGAAGCTGCACCATATGCATCATATGTTGTAGATAGGTTAAGGTTTGAGATTGCTGTGTCTGTGTAATCATTAGCATTACCCTCAGCAGTGTCTGCTGCTCCTGCTGCATCGTACCACTCATCTACAACTGTACGTGAAATTACAAGATTTCCACTTGAGGCATCAAGACCAGACATTGGAATAATTCCAGTCTTAACGGAAACTGTTGCTCCACTAATATTAATACCGTTACCTGCAGTTAGCTCATCTTGCTTAGAAGAAATATCAACTGTGAGCTGACCAGAACCGCTTACTGAAAGGTTTGAACCTACAGAAGTAATGTAGTTACCTGTCTCAGAGAACTGAGCCCAGTTAATTCCTCCAGCAAACTGAGCGCTTGTTACTACAAAGCCTTTTCCAGCATTTGCTCCACTTTCAACAAATGTAAAGGCCCCCTTAGTAAGGGTCCCTTCATCAGTATTGCTATCAAATGTTGCATCCTCTGGACGTGTGAGTGTGTAGGTATCTGTATTTAATACGTAAATTCCATTTTTAACTCTGTTTGGTCCAGATGGAATGTCCTTAATAAGAATACGAGAACCATTTGGTATGTCACCAAGGGTTGTTGATGCGTCAATATAATAGCTATTATCAACAGAGTCAGGATTCATAATGTCTGAATCAGCAGTTGTGGCGATGTATACAGAAGCCTTAACATCAAGACCCTGTGCTGTTGCATCTACATATGCCTTTGTAGCAATAACTGTTGTATCAACGGCAACTTGGTTTGAACCATTAATTTCAAGTCCTGTTCCAACCTGAACGTTAAATACACCAGTCTCGTACTCAATACCGTTTCCAAGAACTGCCTGAATAGCATCTACTGCATCTTCATCTGTATACATTGTTGGAAGATCAATAGTTTTTGTATAATCTTCAAGAGCAGTTCCAACATATGAACGTGTAGCAATTGTATTTGTATCAACAAGGATTCTGTAGTTTCCACCAGGTCCGTTGTTATCATAAGTAAGTCCATCTGCTAAAGCATTTTTTACTGCAGCAACTGCATCCCAGTCTGAGTACATTGTTGGAAGATCACCAGTCTTAAGGTAACCATATCCACCTACTGTTGTGTCAAGATTATTTGTTGTTGTATAGTCTTGAAGTGCTGTTGAAATATATGAGGTTGTTGCAAAATTAGCACCTGAAATAAGGTCATCTGCAATGCCTTCAATATCAACATTTATTACACCACTGTTTGCATCAAGGTACGATCCTGCTAGGTTTGTAGCAAGACCTGTTTCATTAATTGTAAGTTCGTTATCTGTTACATTAAGGTTTCCAGATACAGATGTAATGTATGCAACTCCACCTACAAGGTTAAGAATGTAAGTATCTGAAGCTGCGTTCTTTGTGAGAATGTCGTAGCCGTTTACGGTAGCGTTTGTACCTTCAACTACAAGTCCATTCTTTAATCTAAAATCTTTATTAATTATTGCCATTTTTTATCTCCTTAGTCTATGCCTTCAAGCCCATACGTGCGTAACGTACGGTTATAGGGGTTATTCCTTGTGCAGGTGTTACAGTGAGGGCAACTGTATTGCTAACCCTGGAGACACTAATGGTGCCAATATTCCCATCATTGTCAATTGTTCCATATTCGCTGACTGATACATTTGATCCGTCAACTAAAATGGTCATCTCTGTGGCATAATATTTATTATCACCAGCAGAAGTCTTTTTAATGGAGATTATATATTTAACCATTCTCCATACTGTTGCATCAAAGTTATCAATTACTGTGACGCTTTCAATCCCGTTAATTGTGTTTTCGTTATTTCCAGATGTACCAAGATCAGTTGATTGAGCTGAGGTGGTATCAATTAAATCTTCGTAATCATTTTGTGTTGGTCTATCACCAGTTTGAAATAAACTCTTAACACTTGATAGGGATATTTTAGCCATAACTGTATTATAACATATTTAATTAAATAAATTAAAGGATCCAGTTAGAGTATCCAATAACCTGGATGCCAATTCCTGGGGGAGTTGAAGATGATATACCTTCAATGGTTACTGTTGTAAATCTTACTCTAAAAGGTAATATTTCCTGTACCGTTGAAAATGGCTTTGAGTAAGTTATTCGTGTTATGGGATGATCTACGGCTTTTGGAATTGTAGTTCGGTTTCTGTAATCATCAATAATTACAGCTGTTGCCATTAGTCAGTTACATCCTCAATAATTAACATCTGTCCTTGGCAAACTGTCCAAACTCTATCAAGGTCACTAAGCTCAATATCAAAAACATCACCAGTTCTTAGTTGATTAGTTTGTGCTGATGTAAGATGAACAGTGAACTCTCCATCTCCATCAAGCTCTGTCGCTTCTGGTGTAATAGTAAAAATAGTTCCAGCGGAATCCTGTGTAATATCATTTACTGTGTCTGGACGACGAAACTCACAAAGAATATTCCAATCATCAATTACCAATGGATCTTTATTATCATCTGTTGTATAAACTCTAAATGATGCTGTATCACCTTTAACAACGGTCCAGCGTACTAGTGGTGGTCTTAAACCAACATCATAAGAATCTTTTATTTCTTGCCCTCTGAAGATAGCCATAGTAGTTTTATTATAGCATAATAATTAATTATATACTTTTGTTATAAAAAAGTTATAATCCATAATAGGACAAAACGGACATTATCTTGTACTTGTGAGTACAATCATGCTATACTTAATTTGAGGCCTAAAAGGGTCTCATTCGTTTCTTAGGAGGTAAAAACTATGAGAGAAACTAAAGTGTGGTTTGGGGTATTACTAATGGTGGTTGTTTCGTCGGTATTTGCAAATAATGCCAACGCTTCTACCAAGAATAATTTACTAAAACAAAGTGCCGTTCAGAAATTAGATACCGCCCACAAAGCGGTTTTTTTGGTTTCTGGAGCACAAATATTAAAAAAGTATGAAAATGCACCTGTACTTTCTGACAAGGATCTATACCTTGTTTTGAAGGCAGTTGGTTTTAAGGGCCAAGACTTAAAAGAGGCTTGGGCTGTAGCAAAGAAAGAATCTAACGGGCAACCAATTAGATTCAATGGAAATACCAAAACAGGAGATAGCTCTTACGGGCTGTTTCAGATTAACATGATTCGTGATCTAGGTCCAGAGCGTCGTGCTAAGTTTAACCTTGACACAAACTCAGATCTTTTGAATCCAGTCATCAATGCAAAAATTGCATATCATATGAGCAACGGCGGTAAGAATTGGTCCGCCTGGCATGGGATCACAGCTAAGACAAAGATGTGGATGAAGAAGTTCCCATTTAAACTTTAGTTTAAAAAGAAAGATACCCTCACTATATGTGGGGGTATTTTTTTTATGACACGTGAATGTATATTGACTTAATCAAAGCTTCACAGAGGTTATCTGTTCGTATTTGTGGGATTGCTCCAAAATATTGAATATCCTCATTTTCAACAAAAAATGTTTGCTCAACTGAAAAGTCATACTCGTATTGATATTTTAAATTTCCAACATAAGACACTGGAGAAATATCTTCTTCTCCTAAAAAGGTTTTCATCCAAACCTCAGTATTTGTGTTGTAGGTACTTAGGAATAGATTATAACGAATTGTTACAATTGCTCCGATATTTAAAGTTTTTAGATTTATTCGTTCTGTAGTTCTGTTCCATAGGGCAACGTTTCCAATAGGCAAGAAATTTTCATTTACGCTTCCAGACTTATTATCTATAGAAAGACTTACCCATCCGTCTATTCCTTCGTCTGCCCCAGTTCTTTTTGTTCTGCTATCTTTGTTGGCATAATAACCCCAGCCAATCATTTGTCCTGAAGGAGATAGCATACTCTTTCCATCTAAACCATTTTTTCCATCTTTACCGTCTTTTCCATCTTTTCCATCTTTTCCAGGATCCCCTTTATCACCCTTCAGACCCTGTACTCCCTGGTCTCCAGCATCTCCCTTATCTCCTTTTGGCCCTCTTTCTCCAGATGGCCCAGGAACAGGAAGGAAGGTTAGTTGATTACTGTCTTGAACGGATTGAGATTCTTCTACTTTAGATGCATAGTTAGATTTTTTAAATGGTGCGTCCATACTTTTAGATATGGCCATTGAATTACTTCTTTACTTTGAAGATAGTCCCATTTATTTTTATAAGTGGGGGCAACTTTGGATTAGAATCTTTAATCTTAATTATCATAAGCTACCCGCAGGTGTAACATCACCAAGAACACATATTGTTCCAATTACTGGTGTCCACGTAACAGTTGAATCACCGTCTGGAATTGTAACCTGTAAATCAAACACAAGCTCTGCAACTACTTTCTTATATTTTGTTCCCCAATTTACAGTAATGTCTGCTGTGGCTGTTACTGTTATGAGTCCATCATTTTCTGTAACTTCTAGCTGATCAAGAACATCTGATGTTGCATCATAAGCTGTTGCTGAATAGGTCCAACCCTCTGTGTCAAATCTTGTTGATTCATCATTTTCAAGAAAATCAACGGTAAAGGATGCTGAGTCTCCACGAACAACAGTCCATTGAATACTTGCTGGGGTAGCCCCAAATTTTTCTATCGTAGTAGAGCACATATCACTGATTATACCATAATAAATAGGACTGACTCCTAGGGGCAGTGGGGTGGGTTAGAGAGCAACCTAGGAGTCAATCTTGCTAATTATAACATTA